AAAGAATTCTAATGAAATTACATCATTAAAATTCTACAAAACAAACGAACAAGCACAATTACCAGTATTTTCAACGAAGCAATCAGCTTGTTTTGATTTGTATGCAAATCTAATTGAAGGTGAAATAGTACAATATTATGGTTCACTTCAAACAAAACAGTTACCTAGAAAAGTATCATTTGATATAAATAGTAATAATTCCTATTTACAAATGAATAATATGGAAAGAATGTTAATTCCTATCGGGCTTATCGCAGATATACCTGTGGGTTTTTCGGTTAGGTTACATCCAAGATCAGGACTGGCATTTAAACAGGGAGTTTATCTCACAAATTGCGAAGGTGTGATTGACAGCGATTATGTTGATCCAATTTTCGTAATGGTAACAAGTATCAGTAATGTACCAGTGCGGATTTATAGCGGAGATAGAATATGTCAAGGAGAACTGGTTCGATGTGAAAAATATACATTGGATGAGTCTGATAAAGCCCCTTCTCAAAAGACAAATAGAGTTGGTGGATTTGGTTCAACAGGTGTGTAATTAATACACATCATATTTTAACTTAAACAGGAGTATATATGTTAGAAAAAGCAACAGGCTGGATTCGTAGTCTTACAGAAGCAGGACTTGCGTTAATCGCATTAGGTGTAGTTCTTCAAATTCTTTTTGGAGCAGCTGTTCCTTTCCTTGGCATTGATGTCATTGGATCAGTTACTAGTGTAGTCAAATCACTCGGAAGCGAAGGCCTAGTTGGTTTAGTCGCAGTATGGGTACTTTGGGGAATTTATACTAAGAAGTAAGTACTTGACAATTCCAAAAAGTATGATATAATATAGTAAGTGAAATTTATATTATGGAAATACAACTGAAAGGGGTGTTGATTAACCCTTGGTGTTCTCACCCCTTTCTTTTATTATTATGAATGAAAATTGGCTAATTGAAGAGAATGAAATGGAAAAAAAATTTAAGTTAGTAGTAAAGGATTCTGGTAATTATACAGCAGACTCGTTTTCTGAATTAATTTGGATTGTTTTACGACATCGCCTCCAACATCTATGTAAAGGTGAAGGATGGCGTGATTGAGGTTGTCCATCGTGGAAACCTCGTAATTGTCACCTGCTCTGCGTATGAGGGGTGAATTTCAAATAACCTTGCTTTTATAAGGAGGAATTATGGTACTACGCGCATCACATGTCCCTGCAAATTTTGGGGATTTCGAAAGAGCTCTAGGATTTTCTATAGGGTTCGATTCAATGTTTGACCGTTTGCTTGGAGATAACACGCAACACGTTTCAAACAATCAAGGTTTCCCCCCCTACAACATCCGAAAAGACGGAGATATCAAGTACTTCATTGAAATGGCCGTTGCTGGTCTTTCAGAAGAGGATCTTGAAGTCGAATTAAAAGAATCCGTTCTTCAAATTCGGTCTAAGCAATCTACAGAAGATGAAGCTAATTATGTTCATCGTGGGATTGCCAAGAGAACATTTGAAAGGGCTTTTACTCTTTCTGATGATATTGTTGTAAGGGGTTGCGACCTTACTAACGGAATGTTAACCATTGAACTTGAGAAAGTAATTCCAGAGGAAAAACGAGCACGTTTAATTCCTATTGGAACTAAGAAAGTCAAGTCGATTAACTAATTCGGTGCGCCCACCAGTATTTTATATTGGTGGGCATTTCTGTTTACTAAATATTACAGAAATAAAAACCCATATCATTAGGAGAAAAAATGTGTAATAACGAAGAATGTAAATGTGTTAATTGTACCTGTGAACCATGTGAGTGTTCAGAGGAAACTCCATGTGGATGTGATTTATAGAGAAAAAGGAATATTATGTTACCTTTATTATTATTCAATGTTATTTCTGGTCTTGTTATAGACAAGGCTACAGACTTAGCAACAGAGCATGTGGAAAGTATGATAGATGATTTACTTCCAGCGAATGCAAAAAAAGAATTAGACAAAGCTATAAAAGATGACCCCGCACATGAATTCAAAAATGCCAAAGAGGCATTGATGGCCGCAGTTGAGGGTAAGTTACCTATCGTCAAAGCAGACGGAACACTCAAACGAATCGAAAAAACATTTACAGTTATATTCGATCCTACTACTGGCTCAGTTGAAATAAAATAAACTTAGGAGAATATTATGGCAGTCAAGATACCAACTTATAACGGACACCTGACAAAAAACTTTGGGTATCAAGAAATGATAAAAAGTTCAACCGCCGCACGTTTAGGTATCTCAAACGATGCAACAAGAGAACACGTTATCAATTTAACCAACCTATGTAATTTTATTTTACAACCGATAAGAGAAGAGTTTGGAGTTATTCGTATCAATAGCGGATATCGTTCTCCAGCATTAAACAAGGCAGTAGGTGGTTCATCAACAAGTCAGCATTGTAATGGTCAAGCAGCAGACTTTGAATCAACACGAATTTCAAATCCAGAACTCGCACGATGGATTGAAAAACATTTAGTATTTGATCAACTCATTCTAGAATTTTACGATGGAAAAGATCCAAATAGTGGATGGATTCATTGTTCGTATGTTCTTGATGGGAGTAATCGTAATAAAACAATGACAGCATTGAGAGTAAATGGAAAAACATCTTACAAGCCAGGTCTTCTATCATAAGGAGAGAGGAATGAAATATTTTTGGAAAACGTATTTGGAATTTTTATTATTCATAGGTCAATTTAATTCAAGAAAGAATTGGATTGACAATCACGTTATAATATGTTATAATAACTTAAATCAATGTTGCTATTTTTCAAATAATCTCAATGAAAAAACATAAATGAGTTTTTATACAAACGTTGTTACACTCGGAAATAATATACTATTTCGTGGTATTTCTTCTGACGGCAAAAGATTCAAAGACCGAATAGAATACCACCCTACCTTATTCATACCCACCAAAGAAGAAACAAAATTCCGAACTCTGGAAGGTGAACCAGTTGGAGAAATCCAGCCAGGAACTATGAAAGAGTGTCGTGAGTTCATTCGCAAATACAAAGATATCGACAACTTCAACATTTACGGTAATGATAAATGGGAATTTTCTTTTATCGCAGAACACTTTCCAGAAGAACATATCAACTATGACTTTGAGAAGATTCGTATTGCTTATCTTGATATTGAGACTGGCTCTGAGAATGGATTTCCTAACATCGAAACTGCTAACGAAGAAGTAACAGCAATCTCATTCAAGGTTGACAAGAAGTGTTTCGTTTTTGGTAGAGGTGAGTATATCAATGAAAGAAAAGATGTCTTCTATTTCCGATTCGATAGTGAACGAGCACTTCTCCAGAAGTTTTTTGAGATATGGGATAAAGAATCTCCAGATATTGTCACAGGATGGAACATAGAGACATTTGATATTCCGTATCTTGTCAATCGTGCAAAGAGACTATTCGATGCCAGAAAAGACCCATCGAAATTACTTTCGCCTTGGAGAAAGGTAAGAGAGTATACAATGTATGGTATGGGAGGTAAGGAACTTCAGGCATATTCTATTATGGGTGTGGAAACTCTTGACTATCTTTCTACATATCGTAAATTCACTTACATCAACCAAGAGTCATATCGACTTGACCATATCGCTTTTGTTGAATTGGGTGAACGTAAATTGGATTATTCCGAGCAAGGTTCTCTCCATCTTCTTTACAAAAACGATTATCAAAAGTTCATAGAATACAACATCAAAGATACCGAGTTGGTAGAACAACTTGAAGGTAAGATGAAATTACTTGAGATGGTTATATCACTTGCTTATCTCAGTAAGGTAAACTACAGTAATACATTCGGTCAAGTAAGAATGTGGGATACTCTGATTTACAATAATCTTCTGAGGAAAAACATAGTCATTCCACCCAAAACACATTCCAGTAAATCCACTCAGTTTGAGGGTGCTTATGTGAAAGACCCACAAATCGGTACTCACAATTGGGTTGTGAACTTTGACCTGAACTCATTGTATCCTCATCTAATCATGCAGTATAACATCTCGCCAGAAACTTTGATTACTGATGAACTTCCGTCTGAACTACAAACCGTGAAGAATGACCGGCCTGGTGTTGGTGGAATGTTGGATGAGACAATAGACTTACAATCACTGAAGAAATATAAGGTAACCTATACTCCTAACAATGAATTTTACAAGACGGATAAACAAGGTTTTCTTCCTGAAATGATGCAAGAACTTTACGACAATCGTGTCAAATACAAATTGAAGATGATTGAAACGAAGAAGAAGTTGGAGAAAGAGAAAGACAGAAAAGAAAAGAGAAAACTATCTCATCTCATTTCCAAGTATCACAATATGCAGAACAATCTAAAGATTACTCTCAACTCGGCATTTGGTGCGATGGGTAATCAACATTTCCGATACTTTGACCAACGAATCGCAGAAGCCATTACTACTTCTGGACAGTTGGCCATCAAGTGGGTTGAAAAAGAAATCAATCGTTATCTGAATGAGGTTCTAAAACCAGAAGAAAAAAAGGATTATGTTGTAGCGGTGGATACTGATTCCGTTTATATTTGCATGGATGACCTTGTGAAACAAGTGTATGGAAACGACATATCAGATAAGAACAAAGTGATTGATTTTCTCGACAAGGTTTGTTCTGACCAGATGGAAAAGATTATCGATAAGTCATACGATAAACTCAAGGATTATGTAAATGCTTTCGATCAAAAGATGGTAATGAAACGTGAGAATCTTGCAGACAAAGCACTGTGGACAGCTAAGAAGAGATATATTTTAAATGTGTATGATTCGGAGGGTGTGAGATACGAAGAACCCAAACTTAAAATGATGGGAGTGGATGCAATAAGAAGTTCAACACCTACTGCTTGTAAAGAGAAAATGAAACATCTCTTTAAGATTATTATGAATGGAACCGAAGATGATGTTATAACATACATTGACGATTTTCGTAAAGAGTTTATGACATTGGGAGCAGAAGAAATCTTTTTTCCTCGCTCGGTTCGTGGTCTTGAGAAATATCACGATGCAGCTCATCTTCACAAGAAAGGTGCTCCTGTTCATGTCAAAGCTGCGTTGCTTTACAACAAACTCTTGAAAGACCACAAATTAGTAAATGATTATCCTACAATCAAGGATGGTGAGAAGATAAAGTTTGCGTATCTCAAGAAACAGAATACTACTGGTGGAGAAGTGATTGGGATTTTGAATCAACTTCCCAAAGAATTTGAGTTACAAGAGTTTATTGATTACGACAAAATGTTTTCAAAATCGTTTGTTGAACCGATGCGGGTAATTTTAGATGCTGTAGGTTGGCAAACAGAACACGTCGCATCATTAGAATCATTTTTCGGTAATTAATGTTTTTCGGGATTCTCACATTGCTGACTGCATTAGCTATATCCTCAGTAGCTGCATATTACAGCATAATTGGTCTGATGGCGATTTTTTCGGGTGCGACAACATCAATTGCAGTTATGGGTGTTTGCCTAGAAATTGGCAAACTTATCTGTGCTTCATGGACGTTTACCAATTGGAAAACATCACCTTTCGTAATGAAGACCTATTTCATTGGTGCTGTAATAGTATTGATGTTGATAACCTCACTTGGTATATTCGGGTTTCTTTCAAAAGCACATATACAGCAATCGAGCAACACTATATTGATGGAATCGAAAATACAACGAATAGAATTGAAAATAACTCAACGACAAAAAGAAATCGGTAGACACCAAAGTAGATTGAATATTTTAGATAAAGCATTTGAAAAATACATCTCGCTCGGTGCAGTCACAAAAGGATTTCAAAAAATAGGAGAGATGGAGTCCGATACAACTCTCCTAAAAACAAAAATACAAGGATTAGAAAATGAAATAGACAATTTTACAGATGAGAAGTTTAGTATGAAAACGGAAATCAATCTTGCGGAGGTTGAAACAGGCCCAATTCGTTATGTTGCTTCGATGTTATATGATGATGTCAGTGAACGTGAACTTGAACGGGCAGTTCGTTGGATTATTATTCTTCTCATCTTTGTATTTGACCCTCTAGCGGTTGTCTTGGTGATAGCTGCAAATATCTCTCTGAGGGATTATCGTAAAGAGAGAAAAATGGCAACAAGAACAATCACAGTGATGCCCGATTTGTCAGATAAAGAAGTGATTGATAAAGAGAATGTCTCAGAATACGAAGAAGAAGATGGTAGCGAGGACTTCAAAATATTGACTTGGGACATTTTCAAGAAACTAAAAAAATTATAATGAATAAAATATATAATTGTGACATAATGGAAGGGTTTACTAAGTTAGATGACGCGTCGGTTGATTGTGTTATAACTTCACCACCATATTGGCAACTTAGAGATTATGGGTTTGATGGACAATGGGGATTAGAGCCAACTTTTGAAGAATACCTTGAAAATCTATGGAAGATGATGGATGAAATTCATAGAGTATTAAAGGATACTGGAACAGTGTGGATTAATCTTGGTGATACATATTCTACTAAATCTGGTGGATTGGCGTCTGGTTGGAAAAAACCATCAAAGTCTGGTAATTATTTGGGTAAAATGAGGATATCACAACCAACAATGAAAATTAAGTCATTATTATTGATACCTCATAGATTTGCAATTGGTTGTTATGACCGTGGATGGACTATTCGTAATGATATTATTTGGGCAAAGAGAAATGGTATGCCTGAACCAGTTCGTGATAGATTTTCAAAGAAACACGAATACATATTTTTAATGACAAAGAACCCTACTGGTTATTATTTTGATCTTGATAGTATTCGTGAAGAACATATGATTGGTTCGCTCAAAAGAGCAATGCGCGGTTCTAATAAGAATAAATACTCAGGAACCGTACCAGGTGAACCAGTGAATACCATGTCTAAGGAAAGAGAGTATGTTGGATATGATAATATGGATGAAAAGTTGAAAAATGGTGAAACACATTTAAATAAGAACGGCAAGAATCCAGGAGATGTGTCAGATTTCTGGAATATTCCAACTAAAGGGAATAGTTCTTCTCACGTTGCATCATATAATTCAGAAC